GGCGGGTAAGGCCGCGCCGCGCGCTGATCGAACACGATTGCAGTGGTGGGCGCAATGGCCTCATCCAAGGTGCCGGCGCTGGTGCGCGTGAGCATCTTCACGTCCAGCGATTCGCCGTCCAGCCGCTGCACGTTGTCGCCAGCGCTGATCGGGTCGCAGAACAGCATCACGGCGCCGGCCGCGTGCGAGGCCGCCACGGTGTCCAGCACGCCGCGGCCGATGGTGGCCGCGCCGGTGTTGGCATCGAAGGCGTCAATTCGGACGATCTCGCCGCCCAGCGTCGCGTAGGTGCCAACCGTCACCATGTCGGCATTCGACAGGCTGGTGAGCGTGGCTGCGGTATCTGCCGGGCCGATCGATGCGGACAGGGCGCCGCTGGGGCAAAAGTCGCCAGTCGCCCCGAACTCGAAGGGCAATCCAGATCCGGTCGCGCGCGTCACCAGGTCGAAGTTCAGGGCCATCGACTGCGGTTTCGGCGCCGCAGTGAACAGGTAGCCCTCGGTTCCAGTGAGCGCGGCAAGATCACCGGCGCCCATGCTGCGCTGCAGCTCAAAGTAGGGCGCCTCGGCCACGACGGCATCGGCGACGGATGCGGGTGCCTGCTGCGGCTCCTCCCAACCCGTAGGCGGCTGCGTGACGTAGGCGCCTGAGCCCAGGCCGAACACGTCCTCGGCGGCCTCAATCGTGATCGCCCCGGACGTCCCCGACCCGGTGTTCACCCGCAGCACGCGCAGCACAAGCGAGTCGATCCCCAGCTTGGGCCAATTCAGCTTGATCACGTCGCCAGGCAGGCGCAGGTAGGCGTCGCGCGTCACGCTCAGGCTGACGCGGGCCAGGGTGCTACTGGCTACCTTGAGATCGCGCATCGCCACACGCGAGGCCAGCGCAGCAGTCGGCAGGCCCGGGTAGCTCTTTGGCTGGCTCACGACGCCGCCCTGGGCCGTCACGGCGGCCAGGTTCTGCACGCTCACGCTGCTCTGCTTGCCGGTGGTCGAGTCGTCATAGCGGACGGTGATCTCGTTCACTGCATCGGGTGGCGCCGGCCGCTCATAGCTGCCAACCTCCACAACGTTCGTTTCGTCGAACACGGGCAACGTGCCCACGTCATAGTCGCCGCGAATAGGCTTCAGCACGAACAGCCCGGTGCGCGGATCCTGACGCAGCACGCCGCCGCAGTGATCGAGCACCACCTGGATGAACTGCTCAATCGGCTGCTGCTGCGTCCAGTGCAGGCAAAGCCCCATGCCCTCGGCGTGGAACGTGTCAGCGGCGGCACGGAATGCCGCATCGTCGATGATCGCGGACGAGTAGCCCATGCCCCACTCGGGGTCTGTCAGGCACTGATAGATGATGTGCGCCGGGTTCATCGCGCGCACGGTGCGTGCGACGCTGATCGAGATAGACAGCCCGCCGCGGTTGTCGGGTGGGTTCAGGTCCGGCAGCCAGAACCTGTACGCCGTGCTTCCAGTGATCGTGCCACTCCACCCCACCGTCGCCGCGGCCGCGGCCTGCATCGTCGAATACCACGTCGATGCGCTGTTCGCCTCCATGAACGGAGTGGTCACGCCCTCGGCGTTCGTGACGTTGAATTGCGTCACCCAGGTTTTGCCGGCGTATGGCGGCGGCAGGCCGGTGGTCGGGTTGTCCTCTGCGTAGTACGACCACGCGATGTATTGCGCACTCTGGTTCCCCGATGGCGCGCCCAGCTTGCGCAGGATCAGCACATCGGATGGGTGAAAACCGGAGAAGGCGCCGCCGGATGGTGGTGCAGGAAGTGCGGCACTGCCTGCAGCGTTGAACTGGCCGATCTGCTGCTCGGCCGACTGCGGGATCGAAACCTCTGCCTTCGCCGGATACCACGCGCCGCCGCCACTCCATCCCTGCAGCGCGCGCCGCACCTTGAATGACCACGGCTTGATGTACGGGTTATTCGCCGAGATCAGGCCGCGGCGGAACACGATTGAGAAAATCCCTCGGTAGGCGGACTGCAGCGCGCCCTGAACGCTTGCAAGGTAGCTGTTCGGCGCCTGCGTCGCCTCGCCCATCATCACGTCCACGGTGCCCACAATGCCGCCCTCGGCATCGTCGCCGCCGAACAGGTGATCGTTTCCGATGAACACCTGCCCGCTGCTCTCCTGCTGTCCAAGCCATGCGGTGCGATCGCCGGCGCGGATCTCCAGCAGCGCGTCCACAGGCCCCGCGCACACACCCATGTGCATGCCAAGGTAGTAGCGATACCCAACCGTCTGTTTCTTGCCGCCGCCGCTCATTCCGGTGCCCCCGCCGCCTCATCACGCGCGCGCTGGGCGGCCCGCATCGCCATCGCGTCACCCGTGGCCTCAATCGTGCTGGCCGGAAGCCCTTCGCGCGCGAACACGCGGAGATCCAGGCCGTGCGCCTGGAAGAAGGCGCGCACGCCTGGCGCGCAGTAGCGGCGGCCATCGACGCCGACGCAATGGCGCAGGGTCACAAGAGGGTCGGCTGAGGTCACTTCTTCCCACCCTTCTTCACGATCGGCGACGAGCTCAGATCGCCATACCAGACCACATTCGGGCTGCGCACCCACACCTCACCGAACACGACGCCGATCGGCTTCCCCTCTTCGGCCGTGGGCGCCTCCACCTCGCTCAGTTCCGGCGCCTTCGGCACCGGCGGCTTCGGCGCCAGCGCCACCGCCAGCACGTAGGCGACGACGATGTAGATGACTGCGTCCCATCCCATTGCGCGGTCCTCAGAAGATCGGCGAGCCGCCGAAGGGGTTCTTCAGCGGGAAGTAGGCGAAGCCGCCATAGTTCGCCGTGTTGCTGAACTTCGTCGAGCAGGTGCTGATCGAGTGGTCGCAGCCTGGGAACACCTTCACGGCCGCCCCCGCGGCCAGGCCATAGGGTGCGGCCGACAGCGTGAGCGCCGCGCCGCTGTGGTCGGTGATGAAGCGCCGCTCGGGTACGCCACCCTCTACGGTGTATTCGATGTACCCACCAGCGAACCACCCGACGCCTAGCGCGGAGGCCGCGGACACGTTCACCACCAGTCCGCTGATCGATGCGGCCGTGCCGTCAACGCGCACCGCAGTCTGGTTCACCTTGCAGGCCGGGCCGTAGAGCACGTGGGGGCACTGCCGCTGGTACAGGCGGCGCAGGCCAATTCTACGGATGCTGGTGAAGATCGGCTCCATCTGCATGCGCGCGGCGACGCCCTCGAAGATGACCGACAGGATGCGGCCCGACCATATGGTCGCCACCTCGGCATCGCCCTCGTGATACTTCTGCACGATGCAGGTGACGGCCTGCGTGGGCGGGGCCACGCGGAACAGTTCCACCACATCCAGAGTGCGCGGCACGGTGAGCGTCATCCCAAGCCGGGCCTTCTCGTGCGTGCTCTCGATCTCGCTGCGCACGATCGGCCGCGCCGTGTAGACCTGGCTGCTGACAGTCACGTCCCGATCGGCGCTCGTGTAGCGCCACACCTGCGCGTCGCGCGCGAAGGTGTAGATCTCGATGGGCGCCCCGCCCTGTGTGCTGCGCTCGCGGGCATCAAAGGTCATTGCGTGATCCCCTGGTCATGAGGCGCGATTCTGCCAAGTCGTGCCGGTCCCAGGAAATCTCTGCCGCATCGGAGTCCAGGCGGACGACGGCCATGTAGCTGATAGCCCGCACCTGATCGGGCGCCACGCTGACGCCCAGCACCGCGTCGATCGTGAGGCGCTCCACCTGGCCGCTCACCTCCGCGCTCCCCGTGATGCGGCGCATGTAGACCGTGCCGCTATGCAGTTCGATGCGGATGTCCCGGCGGTTGATTGCCTGCGCGATGGTCAGGGTGTAGCCGCAGTGCTCCACATCGATCGTGGTGGCCGTGGAGCCGATCGTGGCCACCAGGGTGAAGTCCTGCGCGAAGGTTGGCAGCCAGAAGGCGCTCAGGCGCCCGCGGCGCGCGTACAGCCAGCGGCGGAATGCGTCGATCTGTGCGCGGCCGTCCATGAGCCAGCGGTGCGACTGCAGGATGATTGGACCGGCGCCTTGATCGTCCGTCACCACCGGGCCGGTGCCGGCGTCGATGCGCTGGAGAAGGCGCAGGAACTGCTGCTCGATGTCCTCCGTCCAGTTCGGCGGCGTGCCAAGCACCGGAAGGCCGCGGTAGGTGCTCTCCGTGGCCGCCGGCCAGTCGCTGGGCTCCACCGCCTCGAAGCGCATGCGGCCATAGCTGGTGTCGCCATCGAAGCGCGACAGCGTGAGGGCATCGTGCATGCGGGCCGCGATGATCGGGAAGATGATTGCCGTGCCAGCCGGCCAGGAGCCGGACACGGGCGCCACGAGATTCACCTGCGAATCTGTGAGCGTGTCGATCTGCAGGATCTCGAAGTTGCGGGCGCTGGTGGCCAGGCCAAGGATTCCGCCCGCGCGGAAGTCGCGCGTCGTGGTGTCCACCGCGATCGTCGTGGCGCCTGGTGCCACCGCCGCCGGCAGCGGCTGCGCGTCCATCCACACCGGCACCGCCCAGCTGCGCGACTGCCAATCGTGCAGCGCGTTCTCGGCCGTGCGCCGATCGCCTGCGGTGAGGATCGCGTCGAATTCGAACAGGCGGCGCGGGGCGATGCGCAGCGCGCGCCGCTGCTCGCCGCCGACGAAGGTGGGGATCACATCCGTCAGCCACTCCAGGCGCTCCAGCACACCACCTGCGGGCCGGTAGAACCACGGGGTGACGAGCAGGCCGGTGAACTCGACGGGTGTGGTGATGCCGCCGATGGTGAAGTTGAAGGCCGTGTCGATCACAGGCGGGCCATCGGCGCGCACGGTGAAGGTGTAGGTGGCCTCCTCCATCGGCTGCATGGTGTACGGGATCACGCCGGGGCCGGCTGCGTCAATGCCGCCGGTGCCCGACGAGGTGACGGCCGTGATTTGCTTGGCCGTGAGGTACGCATTCCACAGCGTCAGCGTGGCCTGCTGCCCTGGCGCCGTGCTACCCAGCGCGAATGACAGCGCCGAGTAGTGGATGCGGTTGTAGTAGTCGTCGAAGAAGCTGCTCAGGAGACTGCCGCTCACGGCCACCGGCGCCTCGCTGATCGGCTGCGTGTTGCCCAATGCGCCGGCCGCGATGCCGACGGCCAGGCTGGGCGCCTCGCTGATGTCAACGGCTGCGCGCGAGGAATCCCACGCGCCACCAAAGCCGGTCGCTGCCGCGGTGATCCCGCCGGCGATGATGCTGCCAACTGCCATGCTGCGTCACACCAGGTTCTTGCGGTATGCCAGGCCATAGTAGCCGCTCGCGTCAGTCGTCACGTCGCTCGTGGTGCTGCTGCGGGTGGTCCACGGGAACAGGACCCACTCGTCGCTGCCGATCGTCAGCACCGCCTTCGCCTCGTGGTTCGCCATCCGCACCAGGCGGATGTCTTTTGGCGCACCCAGCAGCGCAAAGAGGTTGTTCACCTTCTTCACCAGCGCCCGCGGCCTCTCCAGCAC